TATTATTATCAAGGTAGCGTAATGTATCTCCGACTGAAATGTTGCCGAAAAAGCGACGATCAATAATAAACTCATACGTATCATCAGAGATTCTAATTGCACGATCTACTTCAACCTCAACATATTGACGACGATCAACAAGAACACGAACTACTTTAGATTGAGTAACAACGTCTACTAATTTACCAACAATATCTTGCGGAGAACCAATAAGAATTTTTACGAAAATTGAAACGTCTTGATTCCATTTACCATCAGAAGCACGTAGCATCTGAGTAGATGGATATTGAAGTGTAATGTCTTTATTGAATAAAATTCTAAACAGAAGTTTATATGATGCCTCACTACCTTTTGCGAGGTAAAGATCTTTAATTCTTGATATTAAGAATCGCTCATCAACAGTTGAATATGGTATCTTTGCTGCTAATTCATCTTTAAAGTATGTAATAAATGAATCAAGAGTAGTATCAATGTCTCTTAATGTGGTAGGATCTTTCTGCGTTGTTTCTAAAAACTCGTAATATGCTTTTAAGAAATCAACGAATGTTTGATACTCATCCCTGATAAACTCAGGTAGCTGTGATGCTACTATTGATGAGACTTTAGGTCTTGTAATCATTATGAACGACTAGGAGTAAATGTGTAGTTATAACCACCACGCAAATCACCAGAAGCAGTTGGGTCTGGAAGCGCAGTTACTGTTAAGTGATCTTTAGCAATTTGAGCAATTTGTGTTAACGCTGATACTACGTCATTTGATGATGGACGAATAGAGATTTCCAAATCAATATCAGCAAGAGCAGTAATGTGTAAGTTCTTAATATCAATAACACCATTGGCATAATCAATATTACCAATTGTTGGATTTACAATAATTTTAATACCGTTGGCGCCATAACGATATAGACGAACATGCGCAACTCCATCATCATCTAGATAATGCAATTCATCACTACCTGCAATATAGAAACCAGTACTTCTAAACGATTCTTCTGGTTGACCAGAACTCCAAATTGGGTTAATCATATTTAATATATACTGAGCAGAAGTATTATATCGAACATTCAATTCTCTGCGTAATAATACAGTAGTAATGTTATTGCTTATTGATGGATCAGAATTGTCAATCAACTTACTTAATTTGGAATATCTAAATACACCATCAAAACGACTCAAGTCGTTTGCATTATATGCATTGATAGTATTAGTAACACCAGCTGCGATTTCTGATGCTGTCTTAGAAGTAGCCTGTTCATTATAATAAACAGTAACATGCAATGCAATATTAATATATTCTGGATCAACAATAATAGGCTGAACTGATACAACATTTCGTTGATCCAAAATTGTTGCAATTAATGCTGCTTTTTGAGTTGTTGTTAACTTATCTGCATCCTTTGGTTTTATGCAGATATAAACCTTACCATAAACTGGAGGATTATTATCCTCACCACCCCAACAAGTTACTGAAGCAGCATCAGAGAACTGTGAGTAAACAATTGCTTTATAATCATCTGGGGTAACTGCTCTATTCTGAGAAGCATACATTCTTGGAGCATTGAAACGAATACTATCGATATCTTCTGCTGGAGCGCCATTAGCAGCAATTCCAGTTGTAGTGATAGAAATAGATGCGCCAGAAATTAGAGTTCCACCACCATATGTAAATTGACGTGCTTTATTTGGAGCATCTAAACTAGAAACAAAATAATTTAAGTGAACAATATTACCAGTATCTAATTGCATACCAAGATTACCATCACCGAATGTTAATTCGTACAAACCTTCATCAATCTCTTTAACCCAAAAACATTTTGTTGTAGAGTCAACACCAATTAATGTTTCAGCTTTAGTAAATGTAGTATACACTGATGATGAAGCGGAATCTTGAACTCTTACTGTTAATGTATTTAAATCAATCGCTGAGTTTGGAATAATATAACGTGTATTGGTTCCAACAGTAATATTAAATGTTAGTGGAGTACCTTCAGTAATTACCAAATTACTAAAAGTAAATACACCAGTTGAACTTGTAGCAACAACAGATCCAGTAGTATAGAATGTGTATGAAGCACCATCAATGGTAGTAGTAAATGGAGTATATGCTGGTAATGTTAAAGTAGTTGCGCCAGAAGAAGGGGCTGATACAGTAAGAGTAATTGTTGCTTTGGCGCAAGTGGCAGATCTTGGTGAGTAACCAAGCATCTTAGAAAGAGAAACTACACTGTTACGTTTTCTTGCGGAATCAAGGAACATCTCATTGATAGCAAGGTTATTATAAAGTGCATTATAGTGGGTGTTATAAGCCAGAACGTCTAACAGGACGGACATGGCTGAACCTTCAAAATCGTAATCTTGAAATTCAGATTGCCCACTTAGGAATGTTTTTAAGTTTTTCTTAATGTCATCAAAATCTAGTGTTGTGACATTAATCTTTTTATTTGAAGTTGCCATTTATCGTGTTCTCTGTAGCGTTAAATCTAGCGTGATTGGAGCAGTCGTATTTAATATTGTAAATTCAATAGTAACATTAATAGTCTGATCATCTGAAGCTACGACGCAAATTATATCAATGATGTTAACTCTTGGTTCAAACGAGGTAATAACATCCTGTATTGTTCTTTTTAACATGGCGCCAAGCATTGGAGATGCTGGTTCAAATAGAAGTTTTCTAATTGGGCTACCGATCTCGCTATGAAATGGTCGCTCGTAGTTGCCAGTTAAAATCAAGTTTTTTAAAGCATTCTTTACAGCATCCTCATCATAACGACGAGTAACGTCCATCGTCACGGGATTTTTCGTGAAATTTAGATCTAAATCCGAGAATGTTCTTGTATTATTTGCCATATTCTTATTTAGGTTATTCTACCGAGGTCTTTGCATTTCCTTGAGCAACTTGGTCTCCATCAGCGATCGGGTCGTCAACTCTAGCTGCTGCTTTACCCTCAAAGAAGGTTTTAGATGCGCCAGAGGTTATTTGTCGCTGTGTGGTTTGATGAGTAGTTAGTCCAACTGTATGAGAATCAAATTGGTCACCAACAGTACCGATCAAAATACCACCAACAAAACTCTTTATACACTGAACTT